CCAAGAGATGCAAGACGCCAAAGATCGTAAAAAAATTAAAGCCATGGGTTATGCCAAAGGCGGCGTTACTCGCGCTGACGGCTGCGCGACCAAGGGCCGAACCAAAGGCACCATGGTCAAGATGGCCATGGGCGGCAAGGCCTGCTGATATGAGAGCCAGTCGTGGAATGGGAGCCATACTCCCATCTAAGATGCCTTCTGGCAAGCGTAAAGCTCGCCGGGATGACACCGACTTCACGCAATATGCTGAAGGCGGTCAGGTCGGCTTGTATGCCAACATCAATGCCAAGAAAAAGCGGATAGCCGCTGGTTCTGGTGAGAAAATGCGCAAGGTTGGTAGCGCAGGCGCTCCGACTGCCAATGCATTTGTGCAATCAGCCAAAACTGCAAAGAAGTAAACCATGGCCTACACCTCCGGAACCGCATCATTCAATCTCGATTTAACAGAAATCGTGGAGGAAGCTTTCGAGCGTTGCGGTTCGGAGTTGCGCACGGGCTATGATCTTCGCACTGCACGCCGGTCATTGAACTTGATGTTTGCAGAGTGGGCCAATCGTGGTTTAAACATGTGGACGTTTGAACAAGGGACCATCAATCTGGTCCCCGGTCAGAACACATATGCCTTGCCCGATGACACTGTTGACCTCATGGAGCATGTGATCCGCACGGGGGCCAATGCTGCATCAACACAGGCAGACCTGACCATTACCCGCATCAGTATCTCAACCTACGCCACAATCCCCAACAAGATTCAGCAGGCACGTCCAATTCAGGTTTTGATTCAGCGCATGTCTGGACAAACAAACGCCGTTGGCGCTGTTACCGTGGGATCAACCACTGCCACCGCTACCACCATCGTTGTGAGCAATGCGTCCGAGCTTCCTGCCGCAGGCTTTATTACCTTGGACAGCGAGTTGATCTCCTATGGATACATCACGGGCAACACCCTGTACAACTGCGCTCGTGGTCAGCGCAACACCACGGCTGCAACGCACATCAGCGGTACAACGGTTTATTGGTCACAAGTCCCCGCCGTTACGGTATGGCCCACCCCAGATAACTCGCAAACTTACCAGTTTATTTACTGGCGTTTGCGCCGAGCACAGGATGCCGGGGAGGGTGTAAACGTCATGGACGTTCCATTCAGGTTCATCAATGCAATGGTGGCCGGTCTGTCATACCAAATGGCCCTCAAAATTCCGCAGGCCATGGAGCGCCTTCAGGTCTTAAAGCAGCAGTACGATGAAGCTTGGGACCTTGCCTCATCTGAAGACCGCGAGAAGGCGGCAGTCAGGTTTGTTCCGCGTGCAATGCACATAGGAAACGGTGGCTACTGATGTCCAATCGGTTTGCAGCAGGCCACAAAGCGATTGCCATGTGCGACCGCTGTGGGCAGCAATTCAAACTTAAAAACCTCAAGACGGAAATTATCAAGCAGCGCAAGTACGAGTTGTTGGTGTGTCCTGAGTGTTGGGACCCTGATCAGCCGCAGTTGATGCTTGGCACATTCCCGGTGGATGATCCGCAGGCGTTGCGCAACCCTCGCAGGGACACAACGTACATAACTTCGGGTCTTATTTCGCCCGACAGTCTTGCTGATGGCAGTAGGCAGTTTCAGTGGGGCTGGAACCCTGTTGGTGGGTCAAGAGGCTTTGATGCCGCGCTGACTCCAAATGACTTGGTTGCAGCGGGTTTTATTGGTACAGTTTCTGTGGTGGTTTCATGAAAACATGCAACCGATGCAACTGCATCAAACCGAGTGCCGATTTTTACAAAAAGCCCACCGCAAAAGATGGTCTGTTTTGGTGGTGCAAGACTTGCCATCGAGACTATGTAAAGCGCGACTACCACAAAAAAGCGGAGTCCGAAGCCTATCGAGCAAATGAGCGAATCAGAATAAACAAGTACCACGCCGATAACCCCGAAAAAGTTGCCCAATGGGGGGATCAATACCGAGCCAAAAACACTGCAAAACTTACAGCCAAGGCAAAAGCGTATGTGCTTTCTCGGGAAAAAAGAACGCCGCCATGGCTAACCGATGATGATTTTTGGCTCATGGAGCAGGCGTATGATTTGGCAGTGCTGCGCACCAAGCTGCTTGGTTTTCAGTGGCATGTTGACCACATAATTCCACTGCATGGGAGGCTTGTATCTGGATTGCATGTGCCCCATAATCTGCAAGTATTACCCGCTGCAACCAACCGCAGCAAGTCAAACAAATTCGTAACGAGTTAAGGAGTTAATCATGGCATTCACACGATCTGCTGACGGCATCGCCAAAAAAGGCAAAACCGAAGGCAAAAACTTGGGCGACAGCGGACCTATGGTCAAAGAGCTGATGGGCGGCAAGCCCAGCAAAAGCGGTGGCGGTAAGCGCAACATCGACATGAAGACCATGGGCCGTGGTTTGGCAAAAATTGCAGCACAGAAGCGAGGTTAATCATGGCTAAATTCAGTCAAAAGATGATGGGCAAAGAAGTTGGTCAGGCCAGCGTCTATGCCAAGCCGCACACAATGGACGGCAAGCCCGGCGCAGGCATGAAGGTCATGCAAGACCCCAACACCTTGGCCGCGAACAAAATGACGCGCTACACCGCCACGCCCCGCGTGAGCACAAACGATCCGGGTGCGGATAACGTCAAGACCAGCGGCATTAAAATCCGTGGTACTGGCTGCGCCACCAAGGGCGTCATGGCAAGAGGCCCAATGGCGTAAAACATGAACTACACCGAGTTGAAGCAAAACATTGCCGATATCTGTGAAAACGAATTCACAGAGAGCGACTATGCGTTGTTTGCACAGCAAGCTGAGCAGCGTATATACAACACGGTGCAGTTGGCTAACTTGCGCAAGAACGTCATCGGAACCTTGACATCAGGCAACCAATACCTGCAAGCTCCTGATGACTTTCTGTCAACTTACTCGGTTGCTGTCATTGAGCCAAGCGGGACTTATACGTTCTTGCTGAACAAGGATGTTAACTTCATCCGGCAGGCGTATCCCACGGCAAACTCCACGGGGCTTCCGAAGCACTACGCCATCTTTGGCCCACGGACTAATGACCCGAGCGAGTTGTCGTTCATTGTCGGCCCAACGCCAAACGCAGCTTACTCGGTGGAGTTGCATTACTACTACTACCCAGAGTCGATTGTCACTGCGGGCACTACGTGGCTTGGTGATAACTTTGACTCCGCGCTGCTCAACGGTGCTTTGGTTGAGGCCATTCGGTACATGAAGGGCGAGCCAGACATGGTTAAGCTGTACCAAGATTTGTATCTTCAAGCTATTGCGCTGCTCAAGAACTTGGGTGATGGCAAGCAGAGGATGGATGCTTACCGCGACGGACAAGTCCGTATTGCAGTCAATTAACAGGAGGCCAAGATGGCAATCACACAAGCAATGTGCAGCTCGTTTAAAGAGCAGCTTCTCAAAGGTGAGCATGACTTTGACACGGACACGTTCAAGATCGCTCTGTACACTTCGCTGGCTACGCTGAGTGCGGCAACGACCGCTTACGCAGCGCCAGCAGACCCCGCTGCGAACCCAACGAGCACAAACGAGGTTACGCAGACCGGGACCAACTACACCGCTGGCGGTAACACGCTGACGGGTACAACGGTTTCCCTGTCTGGCACGACTGCGTTTGTAGACTTCTCGGACACCACTTGGGCTTTGGCAACCATCACCGCTCGTGGCGCGTTGATCTATAACAGCTCCAAATCGGACAAGGCTGTGGCTGTTCTGAACTTTGGCTCGGACAAGACCAGCACCTCCGGCAGCTTCACAATCCAGATGCCAACGAACGACGCAACCAACGCGCTGATTCGTATTGCTTAATGGATAGCAGGTGGCAAATGCAATCGTAGCCTTTGAAGGATGGGGTGCTTCCGGCGTAGGCTGGGGCTCCCAAGGCTGGGGTGTCGGCCACACAAACGTCACCGGGACGACTGAGCTTGGCTCAGTAACCGTTCAAGAAGGTACGACAGCATTTGTCACTGGGGTGCAGGCTACCGGCGAAATCGGGAATGTTTCCGTCACCGGGACGGCGAATGTTTTTCCGACCGGAGTGCAGGCTACGGGCGAAATTGGCACTGTATCCGTCCAAGAAGGAACAACGGCATTTGTTGTCGGCGTTCAGGCAGATGGGCAGATTGGCGATGTTGATGTTTCTGGTGATTCGTCAACCGCAGTCTCGGGCCTGCAAGCGGATACAGCAATCGGCACTGTAACGATCAACCTTGAGATCGTCGTATTTGTTGATGGCGTTCAGGCGGATGGTCAGATTGGGATTGTGACGGTTCAAGGCGTCTCCACAGTCACAGTTACCGGAGTTCAAGCTACGATGTACGTCGGGCAAGTAAATGTCTGGGGCTTGGTGAATGACATTCAGACCGCAAGCTGGCAAAATATCAACAATGCGCAAACGCCAGTTTGGGTGGCTGTAAACGACGCACAATCAGCAAATTGGCAGCAGATCGCCGCATAAGGAAATAGCATGACAACATACACATCTCTTTTGGGCCTTGCCCTTCCAGTTACCGGGGACCTTTCTGGTACATGGGGGGATACCGTTAATGACCAAATAACCTCATTGACTGATGCGGCTGTTGCGGGCGCTACAAGTTTGAGCACAGACGCCGATGTCACCTTGACCACCACAGACGGTGCAGCCAACCAAGCGCGTCAGGCTATTCTTAACTGCACCGGGGCAAGGACGGCAATCCGAACGATCACGGCTCCTGCACGAAGCAAGGCGTACATAGTGATCAACGCCACCACAGGTGGTTTCCCGGTCATTGTGAACGGCGTTGGACCAACAACAGGCGTAAGCATCCCCGCAGGTGTCCGAGCACTGATTGCATGGAACGGCTCAGACTTTGTCATCATCTCTCTGTCCGCACCTCGCGTGACGGTTATTGCAGACGCAACCTCACTGACTGTAAACGCAGACACCACAGACATCGCCACACAAGCAAACACGCAGGTGGCGGGTACGTTGACGGTTGGCGCTCCAACAGGAACCGCAATAAACGGCCAGAAGCTGATCATTCGGATTCGATCAACCAACGTGCAGACATTCTCGTGGAACGCAGCGTTTCAAGGCTCTACAGACATTGCGCTGCCAACGGCAACTTCAGGCAGCACGCTGTACGACTACGTTGGCTTCATTTACAACGGCACTGCTGCCAAGTGGCAGATGGTTGCCAAGGTCTTTGGCTTTTAAGGAACTGACATGATCAAGATTGACTTTGAAATTAACGGCTTCCGCGATGCTCTGCACTTGGCCGATAACCACGGGATGACTGACGCCGAGATTGAGGCAATGAAGCAAGCCCGTTACGACAAATGGGACGCCTACGTCAAGAACCCTCCTGTGGTTACCGATGCACCTGTTGAGGAGTAAGCATGGCAGATCGTTATTGGGTAACAGGCGGCACAGGTAACTGGAACGACACCTCCAACTGGTCTGCGACCTCTGGAGGGGCTTCTGGTGCTTCTGTACCGGGATCATCAGATGCTGCAATACTGAACGCCTCCTCTGGCTCAGGCACAGTAACGCTTGACATCAGCCCAGATATTCAGACCCTGACCTGCACAGGCTTCACGGGCACGCTTGCCTTTGGCACAAACACGATCTCGCTGAACAGCACAGGCACAATTTTTACTGGCGCTACGACCATGACGGTCACAGGTACGCCTTTGATTATTTGCACCAACTCAAGTTCTACATCAAGGACTATTACGACTACGACGGTTACCGAAGCTAACAGCATTTCATTCAGAATTACTGGTGGCACAGGTGGTTTGACGCTTACCAGTACTGGTGTTTTTCGTGATTTAGATTTTACAGATGGTGTAAACCCAACTGGTTTTGCTGCGGCAATAGGTAACAATGCTTTAACTGTTTACGGAAATTTTAAAGCCTCTACAGGCATGACCCGAAATGCGGGTACTTCAACCATAACTTTTGCTGCCACATCGGGCACAAAAACAATTGATCTTGCTGGTGTGACGTTTGATTGCCCATTTACATTCAACGGTATTGGTGGCACTTTTCAACTTGTGTCTGCCCTTACTTCTGGCTCATCCCGCACAGCAACACTGACTAACGGCACGTTGGATTTAAATGGCTTTACGCTGACCACGGGTTTATTTACTACAAACGCCAGCAACGCAACCACTTTGGCTTTTGGCGTTGGCAACATTACGTTGTCTGGTACTGGCACAATTTTTACAGGCTCAACAACTTGCACCGTGACAGGAACACCGCAGGTTATTGCCACCAACTCCAGCGCGTCATCAAGAACAATTAGTCCCGGTATAGTCACCGAAGCTAACAGTATTTCGTTTAGAGTGACTGCTGGCACGGGTACTTTTTCAATAAGTACATCAAATGCGGTTCGTGATTGTGACTTTACTGATGGCGTAAACCCAACGGGCTTCTCTGGGGCAATGGCAAGTAACTCTGCCACGGTGTACGGTAGTTTCAAGGCTTCCACCGGCATGACAAGGACTGCTGGAGCGCAAGGCCTGACTTTTGCCGCCACCTCTGGAACAAAGACCATCAATACCGCTGGCGTGACGTTTGACTGCCCATTCGCATTCAACGGTGTAGGCGGCACTTTCCAGCTTCAAGCCGCATTGACTTCTGGCTCTACCCGCTCCTGCACATTGACCAACGGCACACTTGACTTGAACGGCTACACAGCCACGTTTGGCTCCGTTAGTTCAAGCAACAGCAACGTCAGAACATTTGCGTTTGGATCGACTGGCAAGTTCGTGCTGCTCAACAGCGGCGTAACGGTGTGGACGACAGCAACCGCAACCAACTTGACAGTCACGGGGACCAACCCGCTGATTCAGCTTACAACTGCCGCCACAACTGGTACTCGTGGAGTTTCTGTGGGTGCGGCAGGTGAGGCAAACGCCATCAGTTTAGATGTTACTGCTGGCTCAGACACGATTGGTTTAGTTACAACGAATGGAGCGTTCAAAAACATTGTGTTTACGGGGTTTAGTGGGAATTTGCAATTGTCAAATTCTCCCAATATTTTTGGGAATTTAACGCTCTCAACAGGGATGACTGTTATACCCAATACAACGCAAGGATTTATATTTGCCGCAACTTCTGGTACTCAACAAATTACCAGCAACGGCAAAACAATTGACTATGGAGTCACGCTAAACGGTGTTGGTGGCACGGTATCTTTACAAGACGCTTTAACGCTTGGATCAACTCGTACATTAACGCTGACCAACGGCACATTGACGACCAATGGTTACGCTGTTACCGCTGGAAGTTTATCGTCAAACAATGCCAACGTCCGCGCACTAAACCTTGGCGCAAGCACAGTCACCATCACGGCCACTGGAACGGTTTGGAACATCACAG